AGAATGTCCGAGGATTCAACGGTGATGGTCGAAATGAACGCGCCGCCGATGGCAGTCCAAACGTCAATATCCTGATCGTCGAGGAAGAAATTGGCGTTATTGACGACCAGTCCCGTGATGTAACCGTTGGAGGTTACCGTGGAAACGATGGTATCAAGGGTGTTGGAACCGTCACCCTGAATTGCCGCGTCAAGGAAATTGGCAAACTGCTTCGGAGCCAGAGAACGGGTGAGGGTTGCGAAATCTTCAATCGCCTTTTCAGACGAATCGGTTGCATATTCAGCCTGCTTCGTATAGCTAAAGGCGTGAATAAAGCAAGTCGTGGTCAACTGGCCCGGAACCTGGGTAGGCCCGGAACCAATGCCCATGTCACCGCCGTTCATGTTGCCCACGCGGGGCTTACCACCACGGCTCGTCATGGTGGGAATACGGACGGGGCGGTCAGAAACCGGCTTGATGGATGTGTTTTTCTGGATTCGCTTGAACAGAATTGATGCGGAAAGACTCAAATCTTCAAGCTCGGGCCGGACGTACTCATGTTCGGACGCAAGCGCCTGTGCGGAATTGGCAATAGCCATAGAAATAACCTCGTATCGAAGTCATCCCTTGCTCCCTTTGCCAATCGGCCAGCCTGGGTGCTGCTGTAGCGTGCGCAAGTACGATGCTAAATTGTAAGAACCTAAGCGATGACGGGTTTTTAGAGGCGTCCCGATACCCCTGCTTCGTTTCTTTATTTCTTCCAGCTTCTTGCGGAAGTTGGAGGCCGTCTCTCCAGCCTGTCACGCGCTATCCCCGTCGCGTTTGCGGTTTGTGAGTCGTTCTATTAAGCTCCGCGCAGTGGCCGACTCTGGAGCACATCTACAAAGTTAGGGTAACGCACTTGCATTTTGCTACTTTACGTCTACAACGTCAAGTTCTTATCGCAATGCCCATGTTACAGGGTTTTTACGTCCCTGAATGTAAGCCTGTCCCTTGACCAGCATCGAACTGGAAGTACGGCGATGGTCAATCTTCAATCCTTGCGTCTGCGGTGCCCCGGCAATCCTCTCAAAACCAGTCTGTGTCGCTTGAGCCGCTGCTTTCTGAGGCCCCTGATTTGTTTTTGAGGCCGCTTGCTGCTTTGTAGCTCCACGACGCGCCAGAACGTCCTCTATGGCCCTGCGAATGGCATTAGGGATGATCTTCCTGTGCTCTGAAACCACGCGCTGCGTGTAAGCAGTCTTGTTATTTGCCTTGAGATAGGATTTCAGCGCTTTCTGATACTCCGGGTTACGTCCTACCCGTGCATTGATATCCTCTTTCACAAAATTCTGTATTTTCTTCTGTTCGTCAGCGGTAAACTTGTTCTTTCCAGCCGCCTTCACTGCTTCCTGCCCCATAAACGTGTAATCAGAGGACTTTACCTCAACATTCCACTCCACATCCCGTAATCGCATCTCTCGATCAGCCAATGACGCTTCCCGGTCGGTTCCTGTCTCAATTTGCTGCTGTTTTCCCGGTATCGAGTTAACAGGCTTAGAAGCAAACTGCCGCAACGCATCAATCGTCTGCTTGATTACTCCAAATGCCCCAATGACCCGCTGCATACCAGGATCATCGGAGGTTTTCGGCAACAGCATCTCCAATATCTCGAATTGCAGTGGAAGTTTGGCCGAATCCATGAATCCCAATGTCGCGTTTGCCACATGAGAGGAATATGCGTCAGGGTTCAACTCGGCATACTTGTTCATCGCCTCTGGCATGAGCTTCTGGAAACTCTCGGCGTTGGCGCTTACCATCTGCTCAATCAGTTTCGGGTTTCCCGTCTGAAAGTCGTTGTCAAAGTCTCGCCAGAAGGTTCTTTCGGCAAGGGTGTTGGCAATCACCGTCTCTACAGGCTCCGCATCGGCGGTATCGGGGTCATCGGCAAGCTGACGCACGGCTGCAACCGTTTCCGTCAGCTTCCGTAAGCCTTCGGGAGCGGCTTTTTGTAGCTCCGCAGAGGTAAACAGAGCCTTGCGAACCCTATCCGAGGTTTTCTTATCCACCACCTTCAATGGTTCTTTGATGGATTTCCAGAGCTGAGAGCTTGTAGGTTCTACACCGTCATCAATAGCCGGTGCCTCCAAATCCGCTGACGTATCAACGGCCTGCGAGTCGGCTTCTAGCCCTGTGTCGGTAGATTGGTCGAGAACTTCCTCAACCCCTGTGTCCAAAACTGCCTCATCTGCCATAACTTCCTCCCCTTTTTATACGGTTCCCGTTCCAGGCGTACCCGGCGCGGCTGCTTTTTTACCAACTTGCGCTTCTGGTGCTGCTTCCTTAATGCCAGCTTGATTATTCATAGCCTGTCTTCCAGCGGGGTCTTCATCCTTGAAGTTGATGGACTCGCTAGGAGGTTTAATCTGCTGCATTGCTTGTGCTTTCGCCATTGCTTCTTCGGCCATGAACTGATCATGCAATGCCTTATGCAGCCGGACGTTCATCACTCCAGCTTTAGCCTGCTCAATCATTTGTTCTTCGCCTACATTCTGTCGAATCCAGCAATCTTCACTCGATAGGTATTCTTTGCATTTCTCCGATTCCCACTGGTGATAATCGTCTTTTTCCGGCTTCAAGGAAGGCTCGGGAACGGGCGGCTGATAGGGCGGCGGCGGCATCCCCGCAGTGACCGCCTGAATCGTTTGTGCCGCGTGTTGCGCGTTATACGCATCGATCTCCTCCGGTGTAGGGATGATCGGAGGTTCGCGCAAAAGAATCTCAAGTTCCCGCGTCTGTTTCTTGTAAGCCAACGCGGGCGTCAGTACCAAGTCCGGGTTACCATTCAGTTCTAAAATCTGTTCCCAATTATCGGGAGATTGGAAAATCGTTTGACCGATAGGAGATGGCCCCGCCAGTTTCAATAGTTCTTGCAGATTCGCCCGTAGTGCGGTCGTCGTCTCAGGGAAAGACGAATCCGACACATGAGCGTGAAATTTACCCTTTTGCAGTTTCTCCAGTTTAACGGAGATATTTTTCCCATCCCCTCCTACCACGACAATCTCTGATCCGTGGTCAGGGTTTTTAGAAGCCAGTAACGCAGCTTTCTTGTATATTCCAGCGGCCATTCTCTGTATATTCGCCCACGCAGGGCCAAGCATCCCCATTGCCTGCGACCTGTCCATACTCTGTTGCGCGGCGGTAGTCTCATGGTTGCTCGTGCCCTGCAAGGCTGGAAGCGCCCCGGTAATGTCCTGCGAAATTGGCCCTCTAAGTTCCTCAATGGCAGCATCGAATCCGGGCGGCGGTTCTGATGGAGGTTCAGACTGGATGATCTGCTCCATCTTCATGTCTGGCGACTTTTCTTTCAGCAGAATGAAGTTGTTAGGCCGGGATCGTACATCGGTAATTGCCTGATAGTCAGTATCGGAGCCAAAGAAGAATCTGGCTGACCATCCTGTTTCGTAGTTCTGCCGTTTGGCGTTCATGTAGTCATTGAAGGTATCCTGCACAACCTTCATCGGCTCCATCAAAGCGCCACCACTCATCCCGTCCCGCTCTACGGGGAAACCAATATCCAGTACATCGTCTGGAGACTCATTCCAGCTTTCAGAATAAGTCTTTCCAATGTACTTGATGTGGCAACCTTCGGGAAAAATCTGGCGCAGTTTGTCTGCGATGGTGAACTGCTTACCGTCCTCGGTAACGTCGTCCTCTTTCGCCTCTGCATAAGGCTCATCTACGCTCTTGTCCCAAAACGCAGAAGGACGCAGAAACACATTCATTTCTGTAACTAGGTACGACAAAGCCAATCCAGTCAGGTATTCACCCTTTTTAGCTTGACGGATTCCTAGCCTCGCATAGCGCTCCCAATCTGATTCACCTAACCCAGCTTCCCCGGCAGTAATCTTGTCCTTGATCCAATCATTCTGAGCCTTTGCCAGAAGAACATCCAAATCGTCATAAAGGAACACATAGGGAGCGTTTTCAAACGAATGGCAAGCAATAGGAACCTTGCTCTCGATGGTTCCGTAGATGTTCACCACTTCCATGTTGCGCGGTTCGCCCTGGTTGTTATCCCCAAACCTCGACTTGGACGCGATGTTATGTGTCCACGCCACGCAGCGGCCAGAAAGCTCAAACATCCTTGAAATCTTTGGCTGCACATTTTTTGAAAAGTTATTGTTCTGATCGAAGAAATGCCTATACCCTTCGGCGGTTTCAGCCGCCTCAATATCTTCCGGCTGTGCAGGTCTATCCGGTACAAAGTCAACTCCTGGAGGATTTTGCGTCAACGGCGCATCCAAGGAACGTCGCCGGGAACGGAAAATGTTATAAGCTCCCATAAATTCAGGACACTCAATCTGCATCCCGTTGCCAATATTCACATACCCGCCAGCCGCACCAATCTGGTAAACACCTGTTCCATAGTTGGGATAGACGTGCTGTACCCCGTCATCGTAGAAACGCAGGATTCTGTCGGTCAGAACCTCGATACGTCGGTCATACATATCACGCGCTTGAAACTTCTTGACGAGTCCATCCAAGGCAAGGCGAAGCGAATCGGGCAGTTTGCGGTTATTCTCGCCATATTCCTGCGGATCGTCAGGCTGCGCCACCTGCTCTGGCGATGATTCGTCAGCAAATTCGCCCTGAGGAATTTCCGTCTCAGTTTTCATAATTACCCTTGGCCCAATTATTTACGAATCTTGCGTGTTTATCCTTGGGAATTCCATAAGGGTATTCATCGCCCTCATGCTCAAGTTTCCATTTGTGAAGGAAATAGGCGTTATCGTTACGTCTTTTATCTAAAGAGATTGTGTATAAATTGTTTCCGAAACGAATAGAAAAGTAATATCCGGAAAATCCTCTCCCCCGCTTTACTTCAAACCGCTTGCGAGGTACATCTCTAGGTACTATGCTGTGCAGCTTACTGATATGTGGACGCCAATAATAAAAGTCAGTGGACAAGGTTCGACCTCTCTCGGATCTTGTTCGCAAACTCGAAGCGGTCTACCATCTCTCGCGCCTCAATCACCGCGTTTACCGCCCTATATAGCGTCCCACAGCAAGCAGGTTGCCCCACGGCAACAGTCGTTAGGCAGTAAGGACAATGGACTTGCTTCTCTTGCCCTGCGCGCCAAATCTCCTGCATCTGGTTACGCACAAATTCCAACTTCTCCTGACCAGTCATTGCTTGGCAATCCAGCATCCACGGTGCGCTGTTATCTTCCATGTTTCATCGCCTTAAAACCTTTGGCGCTGGCAATCATTCGTCCTAATTTCCCGCCATGATGACCAGCCAGCTTCGATTCAGGAATCTTCTCGCCTTCGGGAACACCTAGAGCGTGATGTAACGCACCTTTTCGCACGCTAAAACTTCCAGCGCCTCCGAGGTCAACCCTCTTTTTCTCGTAGAGTTTACCCGCCATAGAGCTTCCCCTTTTTCTTCGGCAACCCATCCGTAGGAGTGGCCGCAAAATCATGCAGTTCATCCGTAGTGAGCTTGAGCAGCCCCCGGTTTCGCTTATACAGCTTGCCAGGGGCGTGCTCTGCGATTGCCATAGCGTTTTGCTGTGCCTTTGAGACACTTGGCATCGCAATCTCCTGCTTACTGGATGGTTTCAACGCTCAGGTCAATCAAGCGAACTGCGCTCGACGCCGTAGCGGTATTCTGGAACTGCACAAACAACTGGTCATAAGTAAACAACCCAATGGAACTGACCGTGGTTGCAGACCCGTTGTCAAGAACGGAGATCGGAAGCGCCGTGCCCGCCTGGGCAACGCCATAGGCATCGCACAGAGTTGCACCGACCGCCGTAGTGCCAACAGCCTGAACGGTAATCACTGCGTCAAAGGCAAAATTGACCGTAGTGCCGGTAGGCGTGCCCACCGAGGTCAACGTGCAAAGCGTCTTTGCAGGGGCACCCGTGGAGTAACCACCCTGCCAGCCGTCCAGAATTGAGATGACTGCGGTACTAGCAGTGGTCACCGTTGCAACTGCCTTGCCCTTAATGCGTATCCTTCGTCCAATTGTGTTGAGATAACCCAAAGGCAGGTTGACCGTACCTAGCGTCTGCACATCAGAAGCCGACTCGGTAGCAGTATTGGCGGGCCATAGCGGGAACACAGTCTCAAACCCAACCGGAACCACTCCCGAAGGCTGATAGGCAAAAGAGGTGTGCGCCTGATACACAGGGTTCGTCAGGTTCGACGTGCTCTGTGCAGCAAACGTAGTCTGCATATTGGTGTTGGAGTAAACGGCATTGAAACTCGCGCTTGAGCCAACCTGACCGTAAGTGCTATTGGTCAACGCGCAGGCCGGGAATACGGTTTCCAGCGTGGTCAGGGTGCAAGCGCCGTTGGCGACGCCCGCCGTACTGACTACCGGAAGCATGAAGGAAGCGTTGTAGGAAGCACCCGCGAACACAACATAGCCCACTGCACCAGCAGAAGCAGCCGGGGCCGCAATGTTCACAGGAAGCGACGCAGTAAGGTTGGAACTAGGCGCATAAGAGGCCGAACACGCACTCACCTGCCCTAGAATGTCAACGTAAGCAACGCAGAAGTAAGGCTGCGCAGCCGTCCAGGTGCAGGATGCTCCAGTGGGGCAGCTTGCGGGCTGAGTAACGGTAGTGCTGGAAAGAGTCGTTGGAGCCGACATCAGAGTGATCGTGCTCGGCTGTACGCTCCACCAGTTCTGCGAAGAACCGTTGCGGTAGTCCTCAATGGTGACGCCTGCATACGGGGTAGCGCTGGACAGGATGGCATTGGTTCCGCCCAGAGCAGCCCACTTGCCATTCAAGGCTACCGTGTCGCCACCGTTGGCCTGAACCCAGTTAATCGCTTCCTGCAAGCCATAGGTGCCAGAGCGCACCTGATCGCCAGTGTTGTGGGCATAAGTAAACGCAGCGGTAAATGAACAAGTGTTGTAAACCGTTGGCGTGGTGCATGATACCGCCGTGGGAGTCACCGACTCAAAACTCGTGCCCGAGCCGATGAATACCGGGGCATTCACTGATAGAGGAGCGATGATCTGGCCCGCAGTGGTGGAAGTCGTGCCGTTTACGACGGTGACGGTGTAAGTGCCTGAATTGTTGGAACCTGTCAGAACTTGCAGCGCCGGTGCGCCCGCGGTTTCGCCATAAGCGAACGCAGAAGCATCTGCCGCACCAAGTACCACGCTGTTGATCTGGGAGAAGGCGCTCACAGCGAATAGCAGAACGCCCACCAGCAGGAGACTAAGTTTCTTCATTTTTCCTCCAAGGGCATTCCGCCCTGATTACTTACTAGATTCCGCCAATTGGCGTTTCTTCGTGTTCGCCTTCTTCTTCGTGACCTTCTTTGCCTTCTTCGCCCAAAAACTGATCCATGCTGTTTTTAAGCTCGTCCAGGTTCTCATGGTCGTGGGTTTCGGTATGCTCGCCCGTCTCATGTACGCCGTGCGCACGATGGCTGAAGCCGTCATGGGAGGTGTGAAAGTGTTTGGATTCGGGTTCCATGTGGTGGGCAATGTGGGTGGTTAGGTGCATATGGTCGGGGTGATGTTCTTCCGTCCCATCGTGCATTTTCGTGGTGAAGGAACCGTCGCCGTGCTCGTGGATTTCGTGAACCTTCTCACCTTCCTCGTGCTCAGGCTTCTCTGCTTTCGGCTCCCGTAGTTTGTTCATCGTTTCCTCGTTGGCCTTACCCACGTTACCGGGGCGCAGCTTCGAGAGGCCGTAGGGCTTATTCTCCATCTTTCTTCTCCTCGACCGCAGGAACCTCGACCTTTGGTTCCTCGACCACTGGAACCTCGACCACGCTGCTTTCCCGCAAGTTGGCAATTTCTTCACTAGACAGATTCGGCATCTGGTTTTCCTCCTACTTCCTTCTCAAAGATGCGTCTTACATCACCGCTGTTCGTGGCCCGTATTACATTCGGATTATGTTCCCTATTCCCCTTACTCGTCAACGCTTTCGATCTTTCAGCTTCCAAATGTCTGCTTAATTCAAGGTTTGTCGTTATCAATCCGGCAATCTGTTGATCCCTGCTCGTAACGCTCGCGGCATAAGAGGTCAGAGCATTCGCATTGTTTTCCCGCTCTTTGTCGCGCTCATCCGCCACGGCATAGAGCCTCAAGCAAAGCAGCCCGATTACCACAACTAAGACAATTACCGTCCCGCCCATGTTGGCCCCTTTTTTCGCTTGTTGTCATGTTCAAACTTCATCATCGCAATGTACTTGCTCTGCGCAGTACCCGGCAAAGCATCGTAATACTCTTTGGCGCGTATTTCAATTGGCGCCGTCCGAGTGGGTGCCAGCATGGATTTTGCACCGTACCGTATATCGTCCAAAATGTCATCGGACTTGGTAGGCATCTTCAAAACATCCTCGGCCCGCCCCGGGTGCTTGTTGTCCCTGATCGCCATAGGAATTGCCTCT